CGCGCAAAGTAAGCAACACCCGCACCATCCCTACCAATAATGTCTCCAGCAGTAGCACTTTTTGTAAGGCCAGTTAGATCAATAAGAATAGTAGTCTTAACAATGTTTACGTTGGTAGCAGTATCGCTTTTAAAACGCTCTACCTGAGTAACGTAAACTGATGCTGCGCCTTCTATACCAGCACCGCCTTCAGCTTCATTAATCATTTTGTTGCCGCTGGTAATAGTAATCGTACCAGTAGCTGCATTTTTAGATACGGTTTCAAAACCGTTTTCGGAACGGACGGGGCCGTTAAAAGTTGTATTCGCCATGAGTATCTCCTGTCTAGGCTAATGTCAGGCGCAGTATTGCACCTGTCAGGGATAGAATATTCTATACTACATAAAAAAGGGGGCTTTTACACCCCCTTCTTCATTACGCTCCGGGTGAACCGTAGATACCAAGCGGATCAGATACACCAAAGGAGTACCTTTCTCTCGCCTTATATCGGCTGTTACCCGTATCAAAGTCAGCATCCATAGACGTTGACATCGGAGTTCGCACAAAGTGCTTCAACCCGTTGGGTACATCAGTCATCAAGAACCATGCATCTGTATCTGTAAGATAATGGTTGACTGTGTATCCGCCCGGAATTGCGCCGTTGCTGCGAATCGCGTTGAGGTCATTGTCTGCAGTACTAACTCGTCCCTCTGTTTCCAGCAGTCGTGTTGCCACAAACTGTAGGTCAGATGGGATTACAAGTTTAGTAGGTCTAGCAGCGATCAACAAACCACGCTCATCAGTCCAACCTGCGATCTGAATGATAGCGGCTTCTAAAGAAGTCTCATTCAAGTCAGCGGCTGTAGCTGGGCGGTTTGAGTTAGTGCCACCAGAAACTAATGGGTGTGCGGTAGAACAAAGTTGTACTCCGTCCCCATAAGTTGTACCTGCTGCAAAAGCGGTATTAAGGATTGCTGCACCTTTAACCTGCTTCGTGTACGCCATAGCACGAGCCAGCGCTTTGGTATATCTGGCTGATAGAGAGTCATAAAGATTATCTTCAATCGCCTCCTCAGTTACAGAGAATCCCATTGCAATAGTTTCGTGTGTATAACGAGCCGTAAAGGTTTCTTGAGCATTGTCATATTCGATGGCAGAGCCTTCGTCTTTAACAGGTGCCGCAGAAAAGCCTGACAGCTTAGTTTCTTCTTCGAAAGAACGGTCAGAAGATTCTGTTTCAAAAATCTCTGCAGTTTCTTCCCCGTACTTAGCGTACTCCAATCCGAACAAAGCGTTCAATCCGGGTAGGAGTTCTTTTAGTAATTGGGCGCGTGAAATTGCCATGTTACGCTACTCCTATATTCCGGTTAAATTATTGAAAGCATGCCCAGCATTCCACTTAACATAAGCTTCGGTAAAGCCACCAGAAGAATTTTTAGTTTCTTCTACTAGATCTACAATGCGGAAGGGCAATGTGTTTGTTGTTGCTGAAGTATCCAAAATAGCTATTTTAGAATTACCTGTAATAGTGCTGCCAGCGTTATTTACACCTGCAACATTAGCACCGATATCTGTAACCGCCAGATCCCCCATAACAACGCCTGAAGATACAACCGCAACCTTGAAAAGGATGTCAGTTCCATCAGCTACATACGCCTGAATATCAGAAGCTACAGTATTAGCAGGATAAGACTGCCTAAAAGTAACTTGCTGTGTACTAGGGTCTGTAAAGGTACAACCTAAAAATACACCGATAGGTGTCATAGCAGCACCTGCTGTATCACGTTCTACGGTGCCTCCGGTAACTAGTTTTACTGCGTCCCCATTAAAAATATTGGTACCATAATTACTAGCAATAGAATAATGCCGAGTAAGACCAACAAAAGGAACGCCGCTTAACAGTTTTACCGGAACTAGCCCATAAGGGGCTTCAATAGTAGGATAAGCCATTGCTTATACACTCCTGTAGTTAAGTTCCATTTCCGAAAGTAACACTTGTCTTCCTATTATTAAATAGGGGCATACGAGGGTCACTTTCTCTCATAAGGTTGTTGTCCACGGACTGCATTTGATTATCTGTTTGGGTATCGTAGTAATCACTACGTTCCGCAACCAGTTCAAGTGGAGCCTCACAAAGCAGTAACCCCCCTATAACAATGTTGTCAGCAAATCTTTCTTGCTCGATATCAACAAGTGTTACTTCTGGATGGTCAATTGCTTTTACTGGTTCCCAACCTTCTCTTAATTTAGAAGATACATTAGTAGCATCAACAGTACCGCGAGAACTGACTCGTACCCAACGATGGGTATATCCGGGTCTTGGCGTTGGCGAAGGTAATGTTTCCGGTCGCTGCCAATGCTTTTTCCTAGATGCCTTGTCTCGTGTCTCTAACTTACGATCAACTCTGTTTTCAGCCATTTGTATTCCTCATATCTATTGCAACCTGTTTGGCGTACTGTACGGGAGTAAGTCCTAACCTTTTAGATAGAGCTACTTGTGTTTGCGTTAACCTAATTTTATTAGGTGCTGTGCTCCGCGTAGCGGGTGCAACCACATTGTTGGCTCTAGTTTTAGGTTTGGATACTTGTACCTCCTGTTCATCGGTTCCCTCGAACAATTCGGGAAACTTCCCTCGCATACGAGAATTTAATTTCTCGTAGTATTCGTTACTATCAGCAGGAATTCGCTCTGCCTCAGTAATTTGTTTATGTAACCCTAACGCATAAGCCGTTTCAGGTTCATAATTTGTGCTACCAAACCAATCATTTTGCTCCTTCCATGCAACCGCTTTTGGGTCTGGAGCAGCTCGATTAACTGGTTGTTGTGTACTTTGTACATTTTCTACATTACTTTCTGCTGCTTGTAAAGACTCTTGTTCTAATTTATCTAAATTATCTTTTTTCAAACTAGCAGTGGTAAGTCGTTCTTGAGCTTTTAGTAGGTTCTCTGTGTCCCCTTCCTCATGCGCGGATCTATAAGCGGCCCTAGCTTGAGCTAGTTCTGACTCAATCCCTGTTTTAGCTTGGCTAAGTAGGACTTCCCTGTTTTTAGTAACTGTGCTTTTAAGGTTTTGGTTTTCAGAAAGTATTTGCTGGACAACTTTTTCAAGCTCATCGCGTTCTCTTTGAGCCGCCTCTTTACCCCTTCGCTCATCGTGGTAACCTTTGCTAAAGTGCCGAATCCGGTTTTGAACCTTTTCAGCATACTTACCCAGTTCTTCTTCAGTAATGTCTTCAGGTGGTTCAGACGGGACACGATTTCTATCTTTTTCGGGAGTATCATCTATAACCTCTACTTCTGGTTCGCCCTCTGGCTCGACCTCTGGTTTAGCCTCTAGTTCTGGAATCTCCCCAGAAAGATCTACTTCTAACCCACCAGAAGGGTCAATATCAATCTCTGTACTCGCTTCTTCCCCACCTTCGGGGAATTCGTACTCTACTTTTTGAAATGGCATAGTGACTCCTTACGCTCTTGTTATACCTGCAGGATCTGAAACAACTGCTTCGATAGAGTCATCGTTCATAAGACGGTACTCTAACCCCCCTACCTTAAACCGCGTACCTGAGTTAGCGCGGAACATAACGTAGTCACCTTGTTTACACCAAGCACCTGTGGGAAAACGAGTTTTATCAGCATACGCCTGACTACCCATATCCACAACCAAGCCTATTATAGACATAACATGCTCCTCGTGCATCGTCGTTGACGATTTAACAAGGTCAGTATCATCAAAAGTTTCTTTCACCTGTGGCAGAGCTATTAGTACTCTATAGCCTACAGGAAGCGGTAGCATATCTTCTAACTGTTCTTCAGTTATAGTTTCAGCTTCACTCATCATCACCATCCATATAATTGCGCGAGAGGTCTTCTACATTTCTTATACAGGTTTCCAGACCTCGAATGTAACCTGCTATATCTTTATATTGGGCAAAATCTTTGGCCCCTCCAGATGCTATAGATTCTATAGCAGATGCCTTATCTTCTTCAAACCTTTTCTTTAGTACTTGAAAGATAGTATTTGCCATTATTCTTTAGTATTGCCCTGTATTAGTTTAGCAGTATCGGTTGCCAGCTTAGATTTAGCAACTTCTGTATCTAAAGATAGCCTAACACCTGCTTTTTCTGCCTCTAATTCCAGTTCTTTCTCTTCTAGCTCTAGTCTTTGCATATCCATTACAGCGTCTATCATATCTACTTTCTGTTTTCGTTGCTGTTCTGCGACCTTAACTTGAGAATCTACAGAATCTTTCTGAGCTTTCTGCTGTAGTTCTTGTGCCTTCATAGCAAGTTCTTGTTGTTGCATCTGTATAACTGGATCTTGTGCTTTTTGTTGCGCTTCACCTTGTTGTTTTTGCATTATATGGGCTTGCGTTACTTTCTCTCCTGCCTCTGCTACTAGCTGTGACAGTGTGACCTCTATCTCTGGAGGGAGCGACTCGTTAGGTGCAGGTAGTGGTACTCCTAACTTCTCTTCTATCTGCTGTCTGTACATGAAGGCATAGTGTTCTGCTATGTGCGCTTGTAGCGCAGCCATCATACGTTGAGCTTGTGGGTTCTGCCCTATCGCTTGAGCAATCATAGGGTCTTTCATAAAGGTTTCGTGAGCCGTTATATGAGCCGCGTGGTCTTGGTATATGAATGCCTTTAATGGTTTACCCATCAGTACATTCATATTCTCACTTATCGGATCTAGTGGCTCTGCATCGTCCTCTGTAGGTACAAGTTTATCTGCGTTCTTTATACCTAACACTTCTATCATCTGCCTGTGTAGCTGCGGCAGGTTATATATCTGGGGGGCTTGCTGCGCCATCTGCAATACCGCTTGGTATTGCACTACTCTTTGGGCCATCGTGGAGCTATTTGGGTCACTGACAGGTATAACATCTACCATGTCATAGTCCGACTGCCTCGCACTCATCTCCCCACGATTGGGCTGATACCCGTACTCTTCGGGGGCATATTGGGCCATTATTGCTTTGAGGAGCTTGAATTCAAGCTTCATAGCGTAATGAACACGCGCCTGTACCGCAGCCATTGGCTTCAATGTACGCTCTAATAGCGCCAAAGTAGTACCAACGGGGGCATTAGCTGACATATCAGAGATGTTCATGTCACTGATAGCGCCTAACCGCCTACCTTCCGTAGTTATCTTGTCAAGAAGCGCCAATAAGGTCTGACTAGGCTCCTTGTAGGGTAATGGCATGATATTGTCTTTAATACTGCCAGAAGGTACATCTACATCCTTGAACTCTCCGGGTTCTATCGGGGTATCGTCCCCTTTTACCCGCAATCCACGGGTTTTAAGCCCTGCCGGTAGGTTAGCTAACGTCCCTGCGTCCACCAACTGCCGTATAATCGAAGTACCTGCCTTAGCGTACCCCCCTACGATATGGATAAGCCCCATCCCATAGAACCCAAATCCGGGTACGTACACGTAATGTACGAAATGTTGGCGTTTTAGCTCAAGTTCGTCCTCTTGATTCCAATTCCTACGTATAGCTAGGACAGTGTTGCTTCCTTGCTCAAGGGTTATGACGTAAGGCTTGGCAATATCCTCCTCATCGTCTATCCCTTCAATCGTAGTAGTGACATGTACCTCATAAAGAGCGTACCGATCATCGTCTGTGAGAGAAAACCCAGCGTCTTTGGCTTTCCTTTCTTCAATATCAGAGTGGTAAGGGACAGGATCTTGCAGTTCTATCTCTCTATAGAACCCACTAGCCTGTAATTTACGTAACTCGTTCTTAGTTTTACGCATAATATGAGTCACACGCTCTGCAGACTCTATATTTGACGCTCCGTAAGGGACAATTACATCCTCTGCGGGTATAAACATAGCTACTTGCCGTCCTAAGTTAGGATCGTAGTAGACTTTTTTGAAGGCTGAACCTGCTAAACCAAGGCTATAGAGCAGTCTTTCATGCTCTGACCTATACTCCACCATCTTTTCGGTTAACTCATAGTTCATATCCGCTTTTACACGGTCAGCAGCTTCCAGAGTTTCCTTATCTTCCTGCCCAATTACCTTTGTACGTACTGGCCCTGCGGCGGGGAAGGTTTCACTCATAGCCTCTGCTTGAAAACGGATAGCTGCTTCGGATAAAACCGTAGAGTACACACCACAAGCGTTTTGAAACGGTTGAGAACGTTCTTCTATCTTTAAACCTATGAGATCCAAACCTGCTACGTAAGTCTCTGCCCACTCTTTCCTAGCGTCAACGTCAGCCTCTACAAGCCCTACCATGTCATTTGCTAAAACAGACAACTGATTGTCTTCTAGAAAATCTGCTAAGTTGGCTCCAAACTCAGTCATGTCTCCCATATCAGCATCGGGTATTATTGTTATCTCCATGCTGCCGTCAGATAGCGTTACCATTTCTGGATCTACAATCTCTACTGACATACCCTCTTCGGATTCAGCTAACTCCTCCATACCTTCCGGTGCTGCGTATAACCCTTTCTCGATTGCCATTAGTAGTACCCACCTCGTTTTTGTTTGAAGTACCGTATCTCTTCTGGCTCATCCGTTGGTAACCGGATAAACCCTCCTTGTCTAAATCTCATTAGCGCCATAACTGTAGAGTCTACTAAGTCATCATGGCTCATAAATGGGAATCCTGCAATTTCTTCAATGACCTCTTCTGCCCATCTAGTAGACGGCATCCACACCAAGCCAGAAGCTATAATATCAGCCACAGAGTTCAATCGGGCAAGTTTATCACCTGAACCTCTGTGAGGAGTGTATTCTTGTACAGGAAGGCCCATACGCCTCATCTCTTGGTACAACGCTACTCCTGAACTTTTCTTCTCTACGATGAACGAGTCTGGCTCCCACTCGTCGTACTCCTCCATTGCTAACAGTTTTAACTCTGGAAACTCTAAACGCTTCTTAATACTGTTAAGCAGGATGATGTTATAGGCACTTGTGTCCTCGTTAAAAAATACCCCCCATGTGGTAATGGCAGTATAGTCAGCGCGGTTGTGTGTCTCTGCCGCAGAATCTAACGACATGATAATATACTCACACTCAGGGGGCTTCTCGTTACCCCATAACTGCCACCACTCTCGTTTTACTATGGCAGCTTCTTCTGCGGTTGGCTCCTGTTGGTACTGGGCATTCCATTGGAATACCGGCATTGATGCCTTGGTACGGAGGAGGGCGTTAAGATCGAAGAACTCAGGCCATAACGGTTTCTGTACCGGCTCCCCCTCCTTGTTAGTGGTGTCTAATATAGCTGGGAACTCGACCACTTCATACTGATCAGACAGGTCATTGTTTGCCATATCCCTAGTCACACGACCTGTCAGGTCATCCATGTGCCAACGGGTCTGGATAATAGCTACCCTACCCCCCGGCATAAGGCGAGTACGAGCGCCGAAGGTAAACCACTCGTAGGCTTTGTCAAAAACCTCAAAGTTACCGTTAATGACATCCTGCTCTGAGTGTGGGTCATCTACTAATAGTAGGTCAGCACCTCGTCCCGCGATAGATGAGCCAATACCGCAAGCGTAGTACTCGCCTCCTACATTGGTATTCCAGCGCCCCGCTGACTTAGAATCCACAGATAGGGACACGGTAGGAAATATACTGCGGTACTCCTCCGTATTTATTAAGTTACGTACCTTTCTACCAAAGTCTACCGCCAGATCTGTGGTGTGTGACACCATCATTACTTTCTTATTCGGGTTCCTTCCTAGAAACCACGCGGGGAAATAGATAGAAACTAACTGAGACTTACCGTGACGCGGGGGGATGTTGACGCAAATTCTATCTTTGTTCCCCTGCTCAATAGACATTAGCAAGTTTGCCAATATCTCATGGTGCTTACCCACAATATAATCAGGCTGCATGCGCTTGCAGAACTCAAGTAGCTCGTTATAGGCTTGCTCGTTCTTTTGTCTGGAGGCGAGTTCGTCAACGATACGGTCAATCTCAGCTACCTCTTCAGAAGAGAAAGAGTCGAGGTTATCTAGCATCTGCTGTATGTCTTCTTCTGAGAAATCTAGTGCAGTCTCAGTCATCGTAGTCTTCTTTCTCTTCGTCTACTAAACCAAGTTCAGCTTGTACATCTACAAGTTCCGCATCTTCTATGACTTCAAACTCACCAGCTACAAGCTTTTCTAGCTTACCCCGCAATTTACCACGTAGGTCATCGGTAGACTGATGGGTAATTGTAATTTCTGATTTCTCTGCAAAAAGCCCTACGTCTGAAATCTTACCTAGTAGCTCCAATGCCCTCAAGCGTATACGGGGGTCAGCGTTCTCTGACTCTAACAAAAGTTTGTTGGTTACGAGATGTCTAATATGTATAGAGTTTTCTACAACTGACTGCCCAAACTCTTTAAGGATAGAGTCAGTTAGTATCAAAGACGCGGGGGTTAGGCTTGTGGCTCGCTTAGTAGTCACCTTCTTGGACGTTTTTTCGGGGTCTTCAGCGTAAGCGGCTACTAACTTAGCGGCGTGGTCTTGGTCTTCTAGGGTAAGCTCTATTGGTAACCCATGCTCTGCCAACTGCACAGCGGTGTTAGACGCAGCTTCAGCCCTATCCTTTAAATCCATGTAGGAATCAGACTCAGTTATCTCTACCCCTACTTCGGGTTTTATGTGTAATACCATTAAATTTTCGCAGGGCTTACCCGTATTTATCGTTTATACATGAAAAAAATTTTTTTACAAGGGGGGCTTAAATTAGAGGGGGGGTACCGACAAAACCGACAAAAGGTACAAAACTCAAAAAATAACGAATCGTTCGAGTAAATTAGTAATTATATACGTGTATGGTAACCAATCTGACTAATCGGTTGGTGGGGATAGGGTACCCATCGCGATCTGTAGAAATACAGATAGGTCTGAATATATTTGACCACGTTTCACAACAATCTCACCTATATACATATTCAATGCTATAATCACCACATGTTCACAGATTTACACGGGTCAATGATTCGGGTCTGTGAACTAATGGAGCTATTACCATGAGTAAAAAAGTACAGAACGCCAATACTTTCCCCTTCGACAAATTCATTGCCATCTATGGTCATACAATCGCCAGTGAATCTAATACTAGCAATGGTGAGATCTATAACCATCTGTTCAAGTGTGACGCATTACCCTTGAACATATGTTCACCTAGTACTTCCAATGAGAGCTGGTTTACTAATGAAGAGTATGACCACACGCTGCAAACTTTCCATGATAACCAGCACGATGATATCAAGCGCTGGTACAAGAATGATTGGAAGGATATAGAAGATGGTGGGGATGGTTGGTTGAAGTATACCAATGGTATAAAGACGGAAGACTACCGTGAATGTAATCCAGCGAATCATAAAGCTTTAAAGTCTAGGGCTGGTGACAAGATCGGCAATCTATCCAAAGGTTATACTGGGTATCTGACTACGGGCCTTGTACGTTTTAAAGAGGAGTGTATCAAGGCGGATCAAGACCCGAAACAATCGGTTGCAGATCATCCCGTCTACGGCGCTTTTCTAGAATCTACTGGTAAAACGGTTGATGACGTAAAGAAACCTACTAACAAGGCGCTTACAAGATTGGCTAAGAATGTAGATGCACAACAAGCCATTCTTGTTAAGTTGGTTGGTGCTGGTGACACAGCCAATGATGATAATGGCGCTGTACTGTATGACGACAACATACGCGACATGGTATCCATTGAATTGGTTGAAGCATTGGAAGACCAACGCGATGCGAACCATGCATTCAGTACTGCCATGATGGCTTTCGATATGGACGATCAGGTTAAGGAATTGATCGGCATGTACATACCTAAAGCTACACCATCTAAGTAACGTAAACCCATAGCCCCCTAGTAATAGGGGGCACCATTAAGGAACAGATCATGAATACCACAACACGCTCAATAGTTTTAGTTATGTTCACACTGGCCACCTGTTCGGCTATATTCCTAAGTTATGAAGCTTATATACAGCAAGATCGTGGGATGTTACCCATGCTGCTTAGCTTTGCTTCCGGCATTACTGTATCAGTAGTTGTATATCTACTTATGTCTGGCTCCGCTCCTCACTTACCAGCACTGGATGATAGTGCGGAAGTAGTTACTACCATTTATCCATGGGGTCATGCGGTAGAGGCCGACCATCCGCTTAATGATAAATCATGGGACAATATAATATCTCTTATCCATGCGAATCTTAATGTAGGTGTTAAAGTGACATTAGATTTTATTCCACCCTTTAAGTAATACCCCAGCCTGATTAGATTAATTTCTAATCAGGCTTTTTTTGGTTTCAAATTTGAAACCAGTTATCGTTGTCGCGCCGAGCATGACACCAGTTATCGTTGCCGCGTCGAGTGTGCATGAGAACAATTCATGACCTGACCCCACATACTTACCTGTTTGTTTATGTACATCTGTAGAACTACAGATACCCAAGGCGGTGGTGGTTCATCAAACTAGATACCAGTTATACTGGCCGCGCCGAGTAGATGTTTATGTACATCTGTAGAACTACAGATACTGTAGGAGATCCCGGACTTGCTTTGATACCAGTGACTGAGACTCGCGTCGAGTCTATTTGCATCTGTAGAACTACAGATAGGTAATGTTCGCGCAATGTTCGGTGAATAGTACAATGTTCCTGCAATGTTCGCTTTCTAAAAGAACATGCGTACAATATCTAGACGTAGCTATTAGTGGTAATTAATAATGCCTTTTGCCTATGTAATTGTACTTAACCTTACCTATATATATCTATTTCTATTTCTAGAATTAGAATGTTCGTTTTCTCAAAAAACAAGCTAACATATTTTCAATCCCCTTCTAATGTTCGTCTTCTTCTACATACGCTAACCTCCCTCTATTACCCTTCAAAAGGCGAACATTCGAACATTCCTTATTTATCAAAAGGTTGCGCCGCTACAATGTAAGAACAATACATAGTTACGCAGGACATTACCTATTCCACCACGTTTGACAACAGCTTGACACTAACAGATAGATGTGATATAATATGTAAATATTACGAGCTGGTAATTTTCTCGTAGTATGCCAACGAGCGTCTTCGCTCATCCCGTCTGTAGAACTACAGACACATTTGGAGAGTAAGTATGGGTAAGCTACAAGATCTATTAAACAAGAACGCTAGTACTGAAGCAGAACCTATCTGTAGTCCTACAGATACAAATGACCTAGCCGCCGAGTTCGCAGCGGATTGGAGTGAATCGCTTCCAGTACCGGAAGCCCTTGCAGAGGCCGCAATGCAGAAGCATGAAGAGGTAGAGGACGAGTCCGACAACCCGTTCATAGCTAAACCTTCCGGCAGGGCACCTGTGGTACCCCAAGCTTTTTCAGCACCAGTAGAAGAACCTGTCCAGAAGCAGGAAGAGGTAGAGGTATATGAGATGGCACGTCCTGTGTTCGATGAAGAGGTAGTCGAGGGGGTAGACGATATAGCAACTACTGTACCTACCATTGCATCATCTGCTGGATTGGTACATATCGAGTTCACCAAGTGGGGTGGCCCAGTGACCGACAGGGCAGTAACTGACGAGGTACTTAGTGACAAGAATGCGTCCGAAGGTGCAGCAGTAGTCAAGAAGCGTCCTATACCCAACTCACCCGAACTAAGGCGTATTGAAAGTCTCAGCAATACACTGCGTAATCGTGGCAAGAAGTATTGCCTACCTTGGATAGGTAATGGCTGGTACTTACTACCCACTGCTAACTATGCCGAGTTCATGCGTGAGATGGCCCAAGCCAATGACGAGTGGGATGAGGCAGTCGATGCGTTCATTAAGGTTTATGCTAGGCAGGTGACTAATGCAGTCAATGACCTTGGTGGTATGTACGATTCTGACTTGTACCCATCCGAGTCCGTACTACGAGCGGCGTTCCGTATGGAGGTACACGAGGGTGAGGTACAGACCACGGGCAAGGCAT